TCGAGCGCTTCCATGAGGGGTGCAGTTCCCAGTCGCTGATACGGTAGGCGCCAGGGGTGGGCGGCTCGTTCAGTCGGCACAGCAGGAACAGGTACACACCTGCCGCTGATTCGCTCAGGGCGCGACATCGTGGCGACGATAAGATATCGCGGGTAAACAGCTGGATATAAGGGTTACGTTTTCGTCCCATATTACATTATATTTTGATACTATTATTGATGATTATTCTGTGCAAGGTTCCGTGCAGAATGCCGTGCAAAATCGGCGATAGGTTTGCGTTTAGGTTTGGGGATAGGTTGGCACATAGTTTGATGCGTAGTTTTGTGCATAGTTTGTGCATTTCTACGTGCAATACTACGCACGCTTTTCAGCACAAAAGTCGTGCATTTCTGCGTGCAGGATTGGGGATAGCCAACCGATTGCACCCCACATGAGGGCGCAAAGCGCAGTTTTTCGTTGAGAGTATAAATCATTGTCATATCGCCTTTTTGTTGTGAGCAAAGGTAGGAAAAGTTGTTTTTGATAAGCGGACAACTTTTCTCACCCCTTGCGTTTCTTCTCTTCGATTTCACGTCGTGCATCGTTACGCGCCTCGGACAGTTCACGGATAGACTTCTTGGCCTCGCCACGGGTGCGGAAGATGTCATCGTCGTAGTCCTCGACGGCGGCAATGGTGGCATCGAACGGCAGGTCTGACGATACCCACAGCTCGCGCAACTGCTCCAGTCCGAGGGCGATGTTGCGTTCCTCGTCGCTATCCAACTTATAGCCGTCGCAGTCGGGTGCCATCAGTAGCATGGCCTTGCGCCACGTCTCGGCAGGTCGCTTGGGTGAGAATGCTTTCCACAGGTTTTCTAAGAACGACGGTTCCAGATACGGCAATGCCTCGTGGCAGGATCGCATCGTGCGGTCAAACGTCTCGCAGGCCAGTTGCAGCACAGCATCGGCAGTCATCGCCCATGCGGTCTGCTGGGCGTGTTTAACGCCGTGGCGCTCCAGCGACAAGCGGAACTTGTTCTGCAGCGACGTGACCATCGGCAGCGACTTCTGATAAGCCAGTGCGCCCGTACCCTTCCAGAACTCGAAATACTGCGCATCGGTCATCGTGCCGTACTTCTTCCTCGCGCCCTCCGGCATGTCGGCCACATGGAAGAAGCGCGTCTCGCCAGTCGAGGGATATAGCAGTGCGGACTCCATCGTGTGCCACTCTGTAAAAAACTGGCGGAACAGCAGCTTGGCACGGTGCTTATAGCCAGGGTGCGGACGCTTCGGTTGCTCCTTGTAACTATCCTCGTCGCGGATGTCCTCAATCTTCGAGCGGCACATATTCACCACCTGAATAGCGCAGTTGTTAGCCACCCCGCACATCATCTTCACGAAGCCCGAGCACTGCGACACTTGCCGCTCCAGCTCCTCGCGGTCAATATTACTGACAGCCTTCATGGCCGCAGCGCCGACAAGATTTCTTGTATTCATATATACCTTTTATTATATATAGTGGTTACTCTTCTTCCAGCCGTTTCAACTCTAACTCCATCTCCTTATGCTCATCCACCACCTCGACGGTACCGAACTTCGGTGAGTATTTCGCCGCGCCGACCTCGCGGTAGTATTCGTTGGTCTTGGCTTGATGCAGACGGCAGAGGTCGTGACATACCGATGTGTCGGGATGCTGCCAGTCGTCGTAACACTCTTCTATCAGGTCGCAGTTGTCGCAGGGCGAATAAAGGGCACCATTGGGTTTCTTGCGCACCTCGTCAGTCAGACTATACACCCTACCCCATGCCACAATCATGTTCAGCGGATCATACTTCTCCGGCTCTGTCTCTCTGTTGCAACCAGGCTTCGACACATAGTCCTCGCCATCCACGGCCTTACCGTGTAGCACATCCACGGTTTCTTTTATCTCTTTATCGAGCAGCGAGCGCCCAACTTCTACGATACGACCTTGGATGCACGTTTTGCAATCGTCGAGCATCTGAGGCCAACCATATACGTTATATACTCCACCATTCACAATAAGCCCCATCTGCAGCAGCATGAAGATTGCCAGTGATATCTTGTCAGTATAACCAGTCGTTATCTCTGCTACGGTATGCCCCGTTATGTCATGGATATAACTGTTTATCAACTCTGGCTTTGCCTCTGCGATATGTTGGCGGGCTGAGCGCTGGTAGTCCTCGATATACCACAGCGCCTTCTTCAGGTCCTCAATCTCCTTCTCGGCATCCTCCTTACCCATCTCTGGTTTAAGTCCTGCCCGCCATAGATACTTGATGGCATTAGCAATGTCGCATGTGTAGTGACGGATAATGTCGATACACTCAATCCCATTGGGATGACTGTTGTAATGTTTCGGGTGATTTACATGTTCCATATATTTTTATTCCTCCTTTCCTAATACCATTGTCTTATAGATAGCATCGCTCACGGGGATGCGGTACATGTCGCTGTATGAGAACTCGACGGTGCCGCCGCAGAACTTGGCGCAGTCCTCTATCGCGTTCTTCAAGTGGTAAAGGCCGTAGCCTGGGCTTGTCGGGAACTCCGACGGCGGAACGATGTAGAAGAACGACATCTGAGTGCTGAGCATAATAGCCTTCTCGCCCATGATGAGCCAGCGCACGAGGTGAGTATGGTATTTGTCGCCCTCTTCCTCTTTCATAGTCTTCGGATTCGAGTAGGCCACGTGCAGGTAGCCGTAGCGGTCGTGGTCCTTTTCAACCTTCGCCGAGAAATCCGCCCACCACAGGTCAAACTTCGGATTGTAGTGGTACGCCTTGTTGTCAAAATAGGCTATCTCCTTGCTGAACTTAATTTTTACATAACAGCCGCTCACGCATTTTACCTTGCCATAGCAATCCTTAGCCTCGCGCTCCTGCTGTTTCAACACTTTCTTCAGCCGGCGAAAACTTATGCCGCACTGAAATCCCTTGAACCTTTGTTTTGCCATAGTCAGTCCTCCTTAAAATGATTCATAAGGTTTTATAAATGTTTTAACCTTTTTCTCTCTGGCTTCCAATATGGCGGCATTGAGCCTATGTACCAATATTTCCGCATCTTCCACATTCATCATTATCGACTTGTCATCATCGTATATTTCAATGCAATGTTTCAGTCCTTTGTTGTAACGTACTTTCATAGTCACTCTTCTTTCTTCTCTCTTTTATCAATAATTGCCTGATGGCTCTTGTCGATGATAATTGTTCCGAAGCGAACGGCCATCAATACAATCACCAGCCCAAGCCAGTGCCAGAAGTTCGTAAAAAAGAACTCACATAGATACTTTGTTACTTCCATAGAATATTGAAAACATAAATCAGTCTTCCTCATCCTCTTGATGTTTCGTCACTCCGCAGGCATCGGCCAGCAGCACCACCTTGCTACAGAAGAAGTCCACTTGGTCTGCCAACTCATGCAGGCCCCAGTTTAATTTCGACCGCTCCACGTTGCGGTCAATCATTGCAAAGAACTCCGTGCGCTGATCATCGGTCACACACTTCTCGTCCACCAGATAGTTGCACAAGTCCTTGAACGTGTCGGCCAGTATCTTGATGGTCTCACGCAGGTAGTCGGGGTTCTTCGCCATGCACCACTTGCGGCGCGTCTCTTGCTGACAGTCCTCAATGCACGTCGGCTTGCGTCGCTCCTCGCCAGGGAACGTGTCAAATATGAACACCCCTGACAGGTCTCTTCGTTTCAGTTCTATTTCTGCCATATTGCTATTCCATTATTTCAATATCAAACTCAATGCGAAGCGGGCGTTGCCTTGGTCGCCCATGCGCACCACCTCGTCATAGACGTGCTCCAGCTGGCGGGGATTGACATTCTTGATCTTATTCAACTGCGGGACAGTCAGTTTTACCCCCCCCAATGTGGCAATCTTGAAGAGCATGGCGGTTCTTGACATACCATTACCCCCGAACGGGCTTTTCGTTTTCATCATCGTTTTCATCATATTTTCTAAGTTTAAAAGTTATTTGATTCTCAGGTCTTCGCCCTCGAAATACACGCGGGTGGTGTTGCCGACGAGCCGTGAGTAGGTGCGCTGGTCGCAGCGGGCGGGATAGACCACGCCGTCCTCCTCGCCACCGAAAAGCTGTGCCTGCGTCAGGTTCGTGGAGCATATCAGCAGCTTGTCGCGGTCGTTGCACAGGTCAACGAGCTCGGAGAAGTAGTTGTGCGTCTCGCCGTACACCTTGGCTATGGGCTCGGTGCCCACGTCATCGACGCAGATGACCTTGCAGCGCTCTATCTCCGACCAGCGGCTCTTCAGCTCCTTGGCCAGGAAGTAGTTATAGCGCGGGTGGCCCACCCATCCGTCGCTGTACTGGATGGTGATGTAGCGCTTGAAGATGACGGGCAGGATGTCGCGGGTGATAATAGTCTTCCCCCTACCGCAGTCACCGATGCACATCAGCCCCTTGCCCTGGTTGTCGGCCAGCCACTCCGCCACGCCGTCGTACTCAGGCAACCACTGCGCCGTGGGACCGATGGCGTAGGCCAGCCCGCGCATCAGCAGCACGTCGGCATCGGGCAGCGTCCAGCGCACCTTCGTGTCGCCCTTGAAGCCACCGCCCCGTCGCTGCTGTTTGATGACCTCGGACATCAGTTTCGAGCGGGCACGACGCTTCTCAGCCAGGTCTTCCTGCTGTTTGTGCTGCGCGTCGGCAATGGTCTGCAGCGCCTCGCGGGTCTCGTCGTTCAATATGTCACCCAGATTGTTTGCCATTTATTCGTCGGTAGAGATAAAGAGTTCGCGGGTCTCTGGGTCACAGTTGTCCATCCAGCGGTGCTGGTCGGTGTCGCCCTGGCGGTTGGTATAGACGGCCAGTCCGTCCACGTACAGTCGGCACATGTCCTTCAGCAGGCACCCGCGACCGTTGCAGTAGGTTCTATTTATAGTCATGTTCATATCGCAGTGGTATTCATTTCTTCTTATTATACCTGAATGCTATGCGGCCACGGGTCAGGTCGTAGGGCGAGAGCTCCACTTGTACGCGGTCGCCGGTGACGATGCGGATGTGGTTCTGGCGCATCTTGCCGCCGACAGTTGCGAGGATGGTGATGCCGTTGTCAAGTTCCACGCGGAAATTCTCGTAGCCCAGCGTCTCAACGATTTCGCCATCGGCAGTCAGAATGTCCTTGCGCTGACGTCTGGTACTCGGCACGTTTGGACGATGTGCGCCCGATTTCAGGTCGTTTGGCTTGCGCCTGTCTCTATGTCTCATATACTGAATTTCTTTAGTTTGGTGACTACTACAGGTTCGTGCAACTCCCAACCCTTTCGGCATAGAAAGGC